CATCTTTCTTAAACGAGTAAGATAAGAAAAGAATGGAGATTCCTGAGGACGCAGTTCCGCAATCTCTCCACTCAAATCAAAGGTCCGACGTAGGTTATCTAAACTAACATTCACGGGCGGAACGGTAAATTGATTATAGGTTCCACCTTGTGAAGTAGTGAAGAATTTTGGGGTATAATTGTCTGCCATTTTAATTTTCTCCTATTTTAAAATTGTGTATTTCTATTACTCTGCTTAATCGCCTGACGAATAAGTTCGAGAGTTGGATCCGTAGCCCCTTCAGACTGAGCATTATGCACTCCCATTGTGGGTGGCACACTCTGAGCTCTTTGTCTCTGAATGAAATCAGGAGAAGGCGCATTCGCTCCATAAGGATTAAACTGAGCATTCGGATTGGGTGGCGGAGAATACATAGGCGAAGGTGCTACAGGGTTCGTTCCATTCTGCATCTTACGCATCTGATATAACTGAAATAGATTATCGATAGTTATAGAACTATCATCTGACATGGTCTGAACAAAGTCAAGAGCAGTATTATAATCTACTCCATAGTTATTCATAATTGTATTTATTACGCTATCCAATGCCGTCTTCACTTCGTTGGCACCTTCCAGTTGACCAAATTTCTCTTCCTGTTCCCATTGCAGTTGTTCCAGTCGTTCCTGTTGCTTTGCTTGAATCCACTCATTTTTTAGAGCATTATACTGATTCATTCTAGTATTATAGTCTATGAGTGCACTCAAATACTTTGCGGATTCCGAGTTTGGATCACTGTATGCCTCCACTTGGCTGTAATTATACGGTCTTACAGGTACAGGTGGTGGGTCAGGAAATTCTTCATCTTCTTCTTCTTGTGGTTGTTCTTTTTGTTGCGCAATACTAGCAAGATATTGCTGCATAGTTGTCATTTGTTGTTTAAGTGCTTCATTCTCTTCTTGAAGCTTCTTATACTGATTTTGAGTCTGATCATATTGTGACTGCCAGTATTGATACCGGACTTGATCGTTATCAGTTTGGGTAGTGGATGGATTCTCGTCTTTATTCTCGGGTGTTCCAAAGGAAGCCGAGTCCATTTCATCTTCCCAAGAGTCACTGATCGGAACTCCAAACATGTCATATTGATTATTTGGGTTTAACATCATTCCTCCTTCGGAGATGGTTTAGTATTTCGACGAGCTTGTTCTTCCATTATCATTCTCTGAGTTTCCAGAGCGGCAGCATTACCGGCATTCTTGAGCGTATCATTCAATCTAGCGGCATATAATTCCTCTGACTTTCTCTGTTCGAGTGCAGTTTCACGCAACTTCATTTTTTCTGCTGATACAGCCTGATCAAGACGAGAATGGAATAACTCTCGTTCTCGAGTTTGAAGATCTCCTTCTAACTCTTTAATTCTTTGTTGTGCTTGCTGAAGTGCTTGCTGATATTGTTCAATAGTGTCAATTCGACTTAAAACTCCTTCAATATCAAACACATCAGTTTTCTTAAGGACTTCTACTCTATCGATGATTTGGTCTTTATACATATCTCGATAGAACTCTAATTGAGCATAGCGATTTGCTGGAAGAGTAGATCCGGGAATAACGATTAAGTCGTATTTACCTACGCTGACATCGTTCATTACCTTCACTTGCTGACCATAATCATCGTATAGTCTCTTATTAATAGCATATTCCGATAGAGAATTATTAGGTTGAAGTATACGTATCATCTTCTCCGCAATATAAAACTCTTGAATAAAGCTAATCATAACCTTACCCAATAGAGTAAGAGCTTGCTCGATAGATGCTTGCTTAACCTTAATACGTCTCTGACCGAACTCATCTAACATCATTATACCACGATAAGTATCTGGTGCTGCTTGAGGACTACCCATCATATTCTCAAAGAGACCCAATTCGTGATCGATGTCTTGCTTTGCCATAATTTCATTCTGGTATAATTCATTAGGCATTGGTAACGGAGCAACGGGAACGGGCTGACCTTCACTAAAGTCAACTTCAATTATCGCTCCGGGTTGAGCCCATTGTTCCTTTAGGGCTTCTACATCGGTTCCTCTCGGAACCAGTACTTTCACATTAGTGGAAGTGGACGCATGTGCAACTATAAGAGATCTAATCTTGTTAATATATCTCTGCATATCTTTCACCAGCCTTACATCAGAAAGCGGGTATGGTGAACCGGTATGCATATTCATTAATGGGATTATGGGATACTCTTCGCAGTTGAGTAAGCGTCGATAAAGGGTCTTATCTCCTACAACGAACCCCATCTGAATTCGTTGCATCGGAACCTTTACCGCAGTAATTAATCCTTGCTCGGCAAGATCCATCATACGAACTTGCTGTATTTGCGGAGGTTGAGGGGGTTGCATCCCCTGCTCTGCAATAGCTTGTGCATATTCCGGATTCTGTTGAGCTACTTGGAGTAATTCCTGATATTGAGCTAGAGCTTTTTGATACTCTGCCATAAGTCGTTCTGCTACCTGACGAGCAAGAACTTCTTCGGTGGCTATATTGCCATTGATGATCCAGACAGGACGTTGGAGATATTCTTCGAATTTTTCGGGGGTAAGAGTATACTCTGCCCTACTCCAACTCTCGAATACTCTTACTAGTTCTACCCAGACTTTAGTATAGCGCTCATAGCCACGTATGTATTCGCCATCAAAGAGATCCGGATTCTCTACACCAGCGAATACAATGAGATTATCACTCGTGTTCCCAGTAATTATCATATCACTTCGGAAACTATTTCCACTTGCAGTATCGATAGCTTCAGTATAAGATGGGTATAATCGCTGAAGCTGACCTTTGGTATAGGTGCGGCTAATGATAATATCGGATGCATCACTACAGAATTCATCTTGCGCATTCGGATCAATATATACTTGCAATGGATCAATAGCCTTAAACTTTACTTCACCTCTTCCACCATCGGCGTAGGGATCGATATATACAAGCAGAACACCCATTCCCGTAACATAAAAATCATCTATAGCTTTTGAAAGTTGTCTATCACCTTGAGAAATGCTCCAGATATACTGGATGAGTCCATTCATTGCTCCAGCAGTCTGATTATCCGAATCTTCTGCTGCAGTTACTCGGAAAGTAGGATGATTCGATGTAAGTATTCCTTTTGCCAATTCTACTGCGGGATGAATACGATTTATTACTAGTGCTGCCTGAGAACGGGCTTCGAGTATCTTTTTATCTTCTTCGGACCACTGAGCACCATATCGGAACTCTCTATCTTCTGTAGCTTGCTGTGCCCAGATAACTCTATTTCCGGAACTAAATCTAGTAAATAATTCCTGTGTTTCTTCGGCATAGTAGCTATCGCTTGAAGTCATAACATTTTTATCTTTTTTCATATATCACATCTTCCTCGCTTACATATACTTCCGCAGAATCGCTATGAAATCCAATAGCCGAAGCTCCGGAATATATTGCTTCTTCCTCGTTATCTGGAAAAGCTTTATCTATTATAAAACGAATAAGTTCTGTGTTCTCCGTGGCTGGTATCCCATGCGCTCGTAGATTATCTACTATGATCCCAACTCTATTTGACCAGAGAATACACTTCACGATACCCTCGGTATCGATCTCTTCGTTCTTTACCTCTTCGTCGTTTTTCTTAAGTTCTTCGTCTTTTTTAGTCTTTTTTGTCGTCATACTGCCATCCAACTTAGTCTCTCTTTCTTTACAATTTCCTTATCCGGACTGGTTTGTAATCTCTTCTTTGGAGGACGGTAACCATAATTTGAAGCCATCCAAATACTGTCAAGTATATCATCATGTTTTCCTCGAGGAAACGCAAGAAATTCTCGTTCTGCTTCAAGATCGTTAGATCGGAATATCAGTTTCCCTTGAGCCATTAGCGGCACTAATCCGATTAATCTCTGAGACTTACTCGTTCTATGTGTAATCTTCTTTTCAATTCCGGGAATATATATACCCTCTTCCAGCATCATCTGTCTCGTAGTCATACGACAACTTTCCTGATAAGCCTGAGATTCGATGTAGACACCACGATGATGCCACTTCTTAAATAGATCAATAATCATTTTCGGATGTTCTGCAGGATTACACTTTACTCGAACCATATCAACGATGAACTGATAGCCATCGGCATCAATACCAATAGTAGTCATTACGGTATAATCACTATGTGCAGAAATAGCAGAAGCAAGATCAATACCAAGAAATAGATATACTAATCGCTTCTCACCGTTATAATTCACATACCACTCACCGTTTATCTCTTCAATCTTGCCATCGTAGGTATGAATATACTCTGGTCGAAATGGTGCATCATCTGGAGATTGAGGCTGATTCATATACTCTTGAAAGAATCCAGAGGTATTGCCCATATGTTCGAAACCTTGACGAATCTCTTCTATCTTCTCCATAGGATACATCTCTTCCCAGATACTATTACCATTCTCATCGATAATAGATTTCCAGATTACTTTCCAATCCGGAGCGTCTTTTACCCACTGAAGAAAACAATCTTCGGAGATTATAGTACCAATAGCGATTATTCTACCGTCTTGCTGAGAAAGAGATGGTATAACTGCTTCCGTAATCCATTTCCGATTAAATGCACGAGCTTCTGCGGTATTAGCATTCATTTCGGATTCGAAGTCATCAAGAACGATTATATTAGATCGGGTATCATCTTTTATTAGACCACGCACTTTCTGACCGGTACCAAGAGCAAGAACTCTTGCTCCATTGGCAAGAATAATATCGTCTTCTCTCCAACGTTCTGCAGTATCTGAACCAAGATTTCCAAAGTATCTTTTGATTTTTTTATTATGATCTAGAGTATTTTTAATACGAGTAAGATAGTTTATAGATTGGCTTCTAGACTCTGAAATAAGAACAGCGAATAAGTCTCTATCTGGTGGCTTATGCAATATCTTCCAGAGAATATAGATGAACGAAGCGATAGTACTCTTCGCCAGACCTCTCGGAAGTGCAATAGCCAACTTCTTCGCTTCTTTATCCTGAAGAAGATCATAGATCTCGAAATGAACTTCCGGCATAGTAAGTGGTACCGACTTCGGAAGACAAGTAAGTGCAAACGCTGGAATAGAGATGCGCATAGCCATCTTCACTATTTCCCGGTCGGAAGCTTCCGGGAACTCATTTCTTAGTTCTTTTAGGATCTCCTCAATAGAATACATTACTTATTCGCATTCAGTGCAAATACAGCTCTTCGGATAGTCCCAGTATCGTATTTGGACTTATTCGCCAATACGTGTCTTGCATAAGCAAGAACATCACTAAATCCAGCAGAATGTGCTTGCTGAGTAAAAGCACCCTCGGTACCCTTCTCGGCAATTCTCTTCGCTGCTTTTGCGATCCAATTTGATTTCTTTGCCATATTAATTCTCCTTATATAGCTCTTGGAATACGATTAGCCTTCCTACCATCAAAGTAATAATACTCACCAGTATTTTTATCTACAAAGAAATATGGCTCTCCAGTATTCATGGAGACTGGAGGAGCTGGTGTATAAACCTTCGTAGAAACCGCTGGAGCAACTTGATTTCCAGTATAACTAGGTGTCCGATTAGCTGTTATCCTATTCAAAAGATCGGCATTATTGACAGTATATGTGTTTTCTATGTTCTGAAGCTTTCTTTGCAAATTATTTTCCATGTATTTGTCCAATAGGTAATAAATGGGGGAATAAAGTCGATCTATAAACGATCTAAATGGATCGGTCCACGTTGACTGGGTTCTTGGTGTTTTGGATGTTTTTGGTTGTTTTACTTTCTTAGAAGACGTTGGAATATAAACTTTTGTAGAAACTGCTTCTGCTGATTCATAAGAACTTGGAGTAGAACCGAATAAGTCTT